GTTTTAGTTCTTACAGTGCCAAATAATTTAGCAGCACCTTGGTAAGCTTGCTTTACTTCAGCATCAAACTGAGCGATAAAAGCAGTAGATAAAGTTGCGGACATTATTAAAACCTTTAATTATTAACAAAAAAACACGAGTATTATACGCACAATTAAGCTAATAATCATCAAGGTATTAGGCTCTCAGATCATCAGGATTGTTACTTCAAGATTCGCTCTTGCTAGCGTTTTATGTATCATTAGGGTTGCAAAGCAATTAGCCTAAGATAGATAAAATTATCTAAACTTAGGCTAGAAACCACTTAAAACTATGTCAAGTAATTTTTAATTGTTATTTTTACAATTATGAAACTGCTTTAAAATAATCTTCTACTTTTTTATGAACATCAGCATTGCCTGCTTCATATTCAGGGGAAGCGATTAATTGATCTATTTCTGCACGAGAAGGCAAGCCATCTTGAACAGCAGTTTTAACTGGTATGTCTTGCTCACCAGTCAAGGCTCTAAGCTTACTAATTACTGCTATACTTGCAGCATCGGTTAAAAGATTATTATATACTGGCAATTCATCTTTAGATAATACGCCATTATTAACCAAAGCGTGTCCCCAATTAGCTAATCCTTGCAAAATCTTAGGTCCATTGTCTCCGAGTTTTTTTAATTCGCTTGCTTTATATTCTTCAAATTGCCTTTGCCTTTCTTCTTCATTAAGAGGTCCATCAACAATCAAGCCATTTTCTTTTAAAGCTGGCATAACTGATGAAATAAAAGCATTAAATTTATCTTTAGACAACCCTGCTTCCAAAGCCTTTTCTTTTAGCAAAGCAGTTGTAGGGCTCTCATTTGGTAGTAATTCATTTAAAGACTCATCTAAAACATATTCATCAATAGATTTAGGGGCTTTATCGCTTCCTTTTTCTGAAAGCTTTCTTCTTAAACCTAAGGCTTTTTCTTGCTCTTTTTTGTAAGCTTCAATCAATTCATTTTGTTTAATAGATTTATTTTCTTCATCCCAAAAAGAATCATCTAAACCTTCTGGCTTTATTGCTTCTTTAGATTCTGTTTTATTTTCAATCTCTTCTTGTTGTTTGTTATACTCTTCCTCTTGGATTTGATCTACTGTTTTTTCTTGTTGTTCAGGCTCTATACCTGCAATTAAACTTTCTTCTGTCATTTGATTTTATTTTAAAGTTGATAAAAAATTAACTATATTAGTATGTCCTTTTTTTGTAGCAATATCCAAAGCGGTATTGCCGACATTATTTCTATAGTTTAAAAATGGTTTTTCAGTGGTGCATATTTCTTTAACTTTTTCTAAGTTACCAGCTCTGCAAGCTATTTGTAAAGGAGTATCGCCTTTATGTAAATTAGTTGGTAACTCTTCAATTTCTTGAGTTTGTTTTTGAACCTGTGTTTTATTTTTTTTCTTTGCCATTATTTTTTAATTGAATTAATACGATCTATAATACTACGCACAACTGAGTTTTGTCCTTCTCTTGCAAAAGCGTGATGAATTGCTGATTGTCCATCTACAACTCCTCCACTTGGAACCCATGCAGGTTGCTCAATTGTGATTTTCTTTAAATGCTCTAATACTTTTTTTCCTGCAGTCGTTCCAAAACAAGCCATATATTGCTCATTCAATATTTGTTGTGCTTGCTCAAATTCTTTTTGCGATTGCTTTTCTTCTTTATCTAAAGAATCCAATCCCCACGGTGTATTAATATCTGTCATTATTAATTTGTATTGTTATTGAATTTGTTGCTGTTGTGCCAAGCCCTCAGCTATTTGTTGTTTTAAAGTCTCTCTTTCCTCATTAGTTCTTATTGCTAAAGGTGAAACACCTAATTTTGCAACTATAATATCTGCAAGCTTTTCAGTGTCAAAGGTTAATTGAGTTAGTTGACCTGTTGGATCAATAGCTTTCAATATTTGATCACTTTGAACAATAGCGTTTACTTCTTCAATAGCTTCTGATTTAGCAATTGGCGACAATATTTGTGTTGTAACTGCTATATTATCAATCTTAATTCCACCGCCAAAAGTTATAATTCCTTTCTTCTCAAGAATAGTTATTACATTTTGTAATAATGGTTGGATAAATTCAAAGATTAATCTACCAAAAGCGGCTCCAGTATCTACCTGTAACTGCTTCATTCTTTCTACAATTTCAGTTGCACTTCTTACTGGTCCAGCATCAGGTGGTAATCTATTATTAAGCATTAAAGAATTGATTTGTTGTTTCAACTCTTCAAACATAAAGTTTTGTGCGTTTAAATCACCTGTTCTTGGTAATGGTGCAATTGAAGGACCAGATGGACCACCATTTCTTGCGACTGGTATTACTCCATTTGGTTGAATTTTAATTGTATTAAAGTTTGTAATTCCGTCATCTGTTGCAGTATAAACTCCAAAGATATTAAGCTGTGCCGCTCTTATTGCTAATTCTTTGCCTTTATTAAGCATTTTAAGGTCTGGCAAGGCTTGCAATAATGGACCTCTGCCAAATACTTCACCTACAACCTTTGACCATCTAACGATCACCCAAGGGTTTCTATTTAAAGTTCTTGATACTACTCTGTCTTTGTTATACAAAACATCATAATACCACACTTTAGATTTACTGTCATAATAAGTAGCTTCTTTAAACTCTAATTCTTTTTCAGGCTCATCTTTAATGATTTTTAATATATCGCTTGTTGGTTTTATATCTTTCCAAGTGTCAAAAATACCCCTTGCTGGCAAGCAATGTTTTCTAAATATACCTGCTATTTCTCCGTTTGAACCTTCATCTAAAGCTAAATTTGCAGTAGGTACTGAAATAAATCTAATTGGTTTATCATCATTTTCACCTTCCAAAATAAGCATAGCACCAGTTCCGACAGCTAAGTCATAAAACATTTCGCCGACTGCAACACTAAAGTTTGAGCTATTAATTACCGAAAATAATATATCAGTTACTAATTCTAGTATTTTATCTACTTCTTTTTTTTGATCAGGTGGTATAGCTGGACCAGCTTTTAACTCTGCCCATTTAACAAAAGTAGGTGTTAAAGCTGATTGCATACGATTGACAAAGCCATTTAAAGCACTTATGCCCGCTGAATCATAAACCTTTTCCATTTTATTACTACCTTGTGAGTAGGTAGTGAATAAGTTGCGTTGTGGCAATGCTAACTCATAAGCACTTTCAAAAAGTGATTTATATTGCATCTGTACACCTTCAGCAACTTGTATTCTTTTTAGTAATTTTTCTTGTGTTAGTTGTGCCATATTAGTTTAACCTTTCTATTATTACATTTAAATCTTCTACTGTAAGACTTGATGTGTCGGTATTGTTTGTAATAAATATTTCCAAATAATCATCAGTTGCTAAAGAAACTATATCTTGACAAGTAATCCCTTCCGCCTTTCCACCTGCGCTTGTTGTTGATGTGATTTCGCTTTGTGGACTAGTTACCCCATTTTTAGCACTCCTTATTGCAACTTCTTTATTTGAAGAGCCTGTAACTGTAAGACAAGCAGTTATTTTATAAAAACCTGTCAAAGAACCTTTATAAACTGCTTTATTGCTTGTGGTTGTTACATCAAATTTCTCAACAAATTCTCCTGTTGTTGTTGTGCCTAAAGCTTTATAAAAAGTACCACTAACTGCAATAGTGGTTGCTGTGGCATTATTATTCATATAATATTGTGCAATATTAGCAGAGTTATTTATTCCTCTACAATCTGTTATTCTTGATTTATTGTCACTTGTTGAAATCCCTGCAAGATAAGTTCCTCCACCTGCGAAATTAATTGCATCTAAAATATAACCTTCGTTTGGTATAGTCATTGAGGTAGAAGCATTTATTCCAGTTTCTCCTAATAAACCCAAAGTAACAAACGATGAATAAATAATTCTAAACCTTCTCGTTACTGTTAATGTGGCTGGTAATATTATTGAGGTTTTTCCTGCTCTATTTTCAAACAAGCAAGTTTCAAAAGCTATAGTTCCGATACTTCCGTCAAAAGTTAAATCTCCGCTATCAAGAAAAGCCGAAGATTGCATAATAAAATTTGTATAAGTTTTAATAGTTCCGCAACTTTCGCAATTAGTTAAATTGACAGCATACCAATCAAGAGCTTGATTTGAATTACCAGTAGCATCAAGATTAAAAGCGACATCTGCCTCTATTGTGATATTACGCATTGGTAAAGACCACACAGAAGTAATTAAAGCTGTACCTGTTAATCCTGTACTTTTTAAACGACAATTCTCAGAAGATACGCCAAATAAGACAGTATTTTGACCACAAACTAATCTATCACCTAGTAAATCAATTGTTGTAGTTATTAAATAACCAGTATTATCTTCTAAAGTAATAACTCCTGAGGTTGCATCTGGTAATTTATCTTTAGAGTCTATTACCCTATAGTTAGTTATAGAGTTTATATTTTGTATAATTATGTTTCCATTTAAAGGAACTGTAGTCACTTTGTATTGCAAAGTTGCGTTGTTATAAACTACTGTAATAATATCTTTTATTTCTAAATAAGTTCTAGCATTATTAAAGTAGCCCTCTGTTTCTACAGTGTTTAGGCTGTCAGTTGTGCTATAGCTAAACATTTGAGGACTTGCTCCCCTTGTTGATTGTCCGCCGATTGGTGAAAATTTATTTATATTAAATGCCATTAACCTAATGTTTCACTTTGTGCTAGCCCTGTCTCTGGTCCAGTAACTAAACTTCTACGCCCTGCTCTTTTTCCTGCTGTTGCTCTTAATGCTCCAGCTTGTCTTTTCATAGTCTTTTCTTCTTGTTTTGCAATAATAGCTTCTTGCTCCTCTTGCCTTTTTCTTTCATCACTTGCCATAGCTTTAGCTCTAGTCTCTGCCCTTCTTGCCGCTTCGTTTTGCTGTTGTGCTGAATACGCTGTTGCTCCAGCTCCTAAAACCGTCGCTCCTACTAATATCCCTGTTGCTATTGCTCCCATTTTATAATGATTTAATAAAGTTAGTAATGTTTTGATCTGTTTCTATATAACCGTTGTTAATTAAATTTCTAGCTAAATTTTGGTTTTTAGTTGAACATAAAAGAAACTTTAATTTCTTTTCTTTAGCTTGTTTAAATACATGTGTCAATAGTTTGTCAATAAAATTCTTTCTTAAATGTCTTGGTGCGTTAGGATTGACAATAAACCATTCAGTAAAGCCGATATTCCCGCTTACACAATGATATAAAGAAACCGCCCCTATTTTAATATTTTCTTCTACCAAAATATAAGTTGTATCAGGTAAACATTCCAAAGGTGGACAGTGCCATTTAAAGAATTTAAACCATTCTTTCATATCTTCAAAATCTTCTTGTCTTAGTTGTATAATCATTAATCAAAAGGGTTCCAATTAGCTTGAGCGAATACCTGTTGAGTATTGCCATATTTTTCTCTAAATACTTTATTAGGTATAGGATAGGCAAAGGTTAAAGCCAAAGCATCACCAAGATCTGGCGACTTTAAATATCTTTTTTTTATCTCATCTTTGCTTTCTAGCTTCAATCTTCCTTGGCTGTCAAAAGTATAGTTAGGAGCTATTAAATCACTATGTAAATTGTCATTATCTTCAATACTTACTTCATCTTTTACCCACTCTGCCATTTTGCCCCACATCTCAGACCTTTTATTAAAAAACCTTTCTGGCTCATCAGAGCGTTGACCGAAGTTTATAGCTACACAAACCTTACTATACCCTAATTCTTTAAGTCTGTCATAGATTCCTGCCCCTATTCCCCCAATATCTATAAAGATTTTTTCCGGGTGATAATGGTTTATTATTTGAATTATCCTGCCTACAACCTCCATTGTATCAAGTCCACTGTAAGATTCGTGTTTATACTGCACCCTACCATCTCTAAAGACAATAGCTGTTTTGTCTTTGCCTTTATAAGCTGGATCAACCCCAACAACCAATTGATTGCCTTTATGTATATTCTTGGCTTTCCTAGCTCTAATTACAAATTCTGGCTGTATCAAACTATCATCAGAGCTTGTTTGAAAAGCTTCTGTTGCATTGCTTGGATATTCTTGTTTAAACTGCCATTCACCGCCTACAAAGTTATTGATCTTATTTCTACGCCAAGCGATTTGCTGATTATCAAGATTATATTGTTGCTTGAAGTCAGCTTCATCTTGTGTTAGCTTGAAATCATCATCTATTTCTTTTCTATATTCATCTTGCCAGAACCAAGGAATAAATATCAATTGATAATCATTAAGATTGTGCATTGCATTAGTTGCCATTCTATGATATAGATTACCAATACCATTGGCAGTTGATTCTAGTATTATTTCCGTTCCTTTTTCATCTGCTATTGTTTGCATAATACCAGTACTAATCTCATCTGCATTTTCCCAAAAAGCTACCTCCGAACCATGTAATAATTGTATTGTGTCAGACCTTCCAACAGTTCCACCGCCTGCTGTTCCGATTGAATAACCGCTGTCTAATTCATCAAAATATAATTGATTTGCGTTGCTGATCCCAGTGTGTGGTTTAATGATTTCTGGCGCTTTGTCATGATACCTTTTGACTAGTTTATATAAGTTATCAGTTGCATCTTTTCTATGTGTCAGAATAAAACACTTACTACCCTTTCTTTGTATGATTTGGTGATAAAATCTACCAGCAACATATGTTGAACAACCTTGTTGTCTACCTTTAAGAATAACTGCCCTAACTTTGCCAGTTAATCTTTTTTGTTCTTCTAGTTTTTCATGAATATATAATTGAGCCTTATTTAATTCAAAAGACTCTAATTGGCCGCTTTTAGTTCTTATGTTTAAACAATTCTTAGCAAAGAAAGGGAAATCAATATATAATTGTCTTAATTTCTCTTTTTGTTGATCTGTCAGTTCCATCATTTTAAGCTATCTAAGAAATCACCAAGATTAATATTGTTTTGAATATTAGTTTGATTACTATCTTTTTTATCACTCAAAAGTTCTCTTATCTCTTTTATAGCTTTTAGTTGTGTGTCTTCATTCTC